TATGTTGTCATCTGACATAAGTTCTTTGCGTGTAAAATTGATGACATTACCTGATGTCTGCACATCACGTGGACCAAGCAAGAAACTGCCACCGACAAGTGGTGTTATACTGTCGAGATTTTTAAATAGTGGGCAGTCCTTTGTGACAGAATAATAAGTAAATGATTTAGTGTGTCTAGTCATAGCCACCAAACGATGACTTTTACTTTGGTATATTGTCTCAGATAAAAGATGACTTAATCTGACAAAAGCCACACTTTCTGCCTGCTGACCTTGGTACTCATGAACTGTGTGTACCAGTTTGTTTGGTAAAATTTTCTGTAATGCCTGTTTTTCTGCTTGTTTGAGTGTTAGATACACGTCATGATTTTGGACGTGTTCCATAGCATTAACATTAGCTATGACAACTGATCTTTGGATTGATTTGTACACGGTGGTTTTTGATTTAAAGTCACCACCAATAGCGGCATAGTCACTTCTAAAGTAATCCGCGATATCATGCGGACAACGGTAACTGACGGAAAGGTGTTCAGGTTCGAAAGCGAAGATTGACTCTAAGCTTTGATAAATAAGCACTGCTGTAGGCATGCGGTTGATGTAAGGTATTTGCAATTTGTCTCCAAGTAAGACCACTTCTTTGGCACGTGCCAAAATTGCGACCATAGGTATTGTGCCTGGATGACTCATGCGTGCTTCGTCGATAAAAATACGATTGAATTTATCGCCGTTATGATTTAAAACGAAAGAATATATTGTACGATAACAACGACGATATAAGCTCTCATCGAATTTAAACGGTGCATACTTTGTTTTTACACGTCGAACAAAATCTTCTCTCGACGCTTTAGTTGGAAACAAAACCAAATCTTTAAATTTTTCGTGTGCATTCAGTATATACGTAGACTTACCACAACCGGGTACACCATTCTTAACACTAACCTTAAAATCATAATCATTCACTAACAAAAGTGACTTAGTGGCAGCGTAGATGTTATCATCTAAATGAGTTTCTGTAGCTGCTGAACATACAGAAAGACCAGTGGTTTTCTGCGAGTAGGGTATAAAGCTACCACTCCTCTTATCATCATTTAAAACGTATTTATAATCAAAACTACTGATATTTGTAGCGTCATGTATAACTTCATCGTTGTACAAAATACGTACGTCTGGATATTTATCTGGATGTAATAGTAATGCAGACGTGTAATTCTTTTTAGTATCTCCTTCACCAACAATATTAGTTGCACAATTTACGCTTAACAATACTGTTTTTAAATCTTCGGCAATCGAAAATTTAACTATACGATGATATTCAATCAATTCTCTTAAGGCATTAATAAAGTTAGGAAGTTGGACACTTTTCTTGCTGTTAAAACAATAATTGTAGAATGGTTTAAAAGAGTAAGACGGTAAATCCAAAGGCACTGCTGGTACTTGTATAACGTCAACGGGAGTAAATGGAGTCTTTGTTGCTGTTTTGAAAGACGAATGACTAGAAACAGAAGATGTTCTGGAAGCGCGTTTTGATTTTGGTTGTTCTGCTTCTGTCGCTGATGGTAGTTCTACATCTGGTTCAACATTAGAATTACGTGCTGAAGCATCGACGCAGGACACGCTAGAATGTATACTGATAGAGTCATTTAATTCAGTTGGTAAGTCGATTGGTGTTCTGGTATCAATTACGTCGTATTTAGCCAACGGATAGACTCTGACATAAGTAGGTGTAGTTCGAATCCTACTGTTTAGACCGTTCATCTCGATAATATTAAGATAGGCTTCAGGAGTTGGAGAAAAAGTGGAACGTAAAAACTGAATAAAAGCGGACTTGGATCCACCAGATAAAGAACTAGATGTAAAGTGTAGTTTAGCATATTTCAAATCGTCACCACCCAAAGACTGAATGCCGTGTGT